CAATCTATAAGAGAAATTTCTGGTGAATTTGTAAAACAAAATCAACAGCTTCAATTTCGTATGGGATTAGAAGCAGATATTGCTGGCTATGGCGAAGAAGAAAAAACAAGAATATTAGCGCAAGCTGATTTAACCAAAGATTATGCCAATCTTATTGACCAATTAGTAAAGAAAAAACAATCATTAACAAAAGAAGAAGAATATTTAATTCCTATTATTAATGAACAACTTGCAAGTGCAAGTCAACTATATGAAACTCAACGTCAAGGTTTAGATAGCGTGATATCACGCCAGCAAATTGCTAGCAATAATGAAAAGCAACGTGAAATTGCAATGGAGCAAATCACAAAACAAATGGAACGTCAAGCAACATTAGGCGATCAAATACGTGGTGCTAATGAAAAGATGAACGAAGCATTGTTTGAGAGTAGTCAAATACGCAAGAGTCCAATGGAGCAACAGTTTGCTAAAATCAAACGTGATGCCACAGAAGCAGGTCGTCAAGCAGGTCAGGCATTTGCGGCAGGTTTTGATAGTATGGATATGAGTGTAAGTCAAGCTAACGAACTTGCAAAAGGTTTAGAACAGATTACAAGAGCATACGAAGCTATAGGAGAACAACAACAGGCAAATTTTCGATTACAACAAACTATAGGTGAAGGTATGAGTAGCATTATGCAAAATATGAATAGTGCTATTGATAATTTTGTTACTACAGGCAAGTTTAAGTTTAGTGATTTTGCTCGCAGTGTTATACAGGATTTACTAAAAATAGAATTAAAAGCGCAAGCAAGCAAACTATTTGCAAGTGCAAGTAGTGGAATATCTAGTTTCTTAGGATCATTATTTGGTGGTTCTTTTGCTGAAGGTGGTCAACCACCAGTAGGCAAAGCAAGCATTGTTGGCGAGAATGGCCCTGAATTGTTTGTACCAAAAACAGCAGGCACTATTGTACCTAACGGTGGTAATGTAGCTAACGCCGCACAAGGCAATACATACATTACAAATAACATTAGTGCAGTTGACGCTAAATCAGTAGCGCAACTATTCGCTGAAAATCGTAAAGTGTTATTTGGGTCAGTACAAATGGCACAAAAAGAATTAAGTTATGGTAGATAAGGAAATATAAATGGCCGGCTTACAAACAATATTAAACTACTCTAACGGACTAAACATAGATAGACGTAAAGTAGTTGGCATACAATACACACGCAATGAAATACCTCGTGTTAGTCAAACACCAACTAAAAACCCTTGGAAATTCACACTTGATATGCCAAACAGATTTAAATACTATCAAGCAAGGGATTTAATGGAAGCACTAGATACATTAGATCGAATAACACCAGAAATAATTACATTTAGTAATCTACCTCAATTAAGTTGGATCTTTCGTTATCAAGGTGCAATGACTAGTGGTCAATTAGCAACAATTACTGTTGTAAGTTGGGTTGGCACAACACTTACATTAAACGTAAGTGGTATAACTGCCGCAACAACAGCAGTTATATTTGCACCAAACGATTTAATACAGATTGGATCATCAAATGAATATCCTTACCCATTCACAAGTACAACACAAGTATTGCGCGGATCTGGATCAGAGGTAGTTGTTACTACAAGCAGACCAAATATACTTACTCCTATTCCACCAGCCACCTCGTTAACTGGCGAAGGTATTATTGTTGGTAATAATTGCCAGTTTAAAATGTTCTGTCCTAATATGCCAACTTATAAATTGATACCTGGTGGTCAAGCAATGAGTGGATCAACTGTTATTAATAACGCATTGTTAGAGTTTAGTGACGCATTTGAACTTTATGAATTTGTGGGGACAGCATAATGGATAATATTCCAGCAGTAGCAAATAATAAACCATTAGTTAATAATGCAGAGTTTGTTAAGCTGACCATATACAATGAGTATGGCAACACAGCAAACAACAATGTTTATACATTCAGTAGTAGCTATCAATCTGAAACTATTGATGGACAAGTATACACACCATTAGGTGGCTTACTTGCAGTTGGTGTACAACAGCGTGATATTCGTGTAACAAGTGCAGATACAAGTATTAGTTTAAGTGGTATCGATGGCAACAATATGGCCATCGTATTAGGTAGTTTGATACGTGGTAGTCAATTAGAAATCACACGTGGCTTTTATGATAACAACTATAATCTTACAAGCAATGCTCACAGGTTTACTGGTATTGTTACCAACTACAACATTAGTGAAGAACGCCAAGATAATGATGATAACTTCACAATCACATTAAATGCAAGTAGCTTTAAGACTGTATTAGAAAATCGCATTGCGGGTAGAAAAACAAATAGCGAAAGTTGGAAAGAGTATAACCCGACTGATACAAGTATGGATCGTGTCCCAAGTTTAAGTGATAGAGCGTTTGACTTTGGTAAGCCACCAGTTCAAGTCGCTACTACACAAAGTCAGGCACAAACAGATGCAAGTCAGATATCGCAAGATACAAATACAAACGTTACAGATGCGAGTCCTTAACAAATGAAAATAAGATTAGCAAATAAATTTGATATACCTCAATTAATGGAAATGTTGCGTCATTACAGAGACAGTGGTACAATAAAAGGATTAACTGTTGAGAGTGAAGAAACAGCATTAAAGATACTAACAGCAATTGTTGTTGGGTTAGGTGTTGCATTCGTCAGTGAAAAAGATAAGAAATTAACAGGTATGTTGTTAGCAATAAAAAGCCCATTTATGTGGGATGCAAACAAACTTATAATGAGTGAGATAGCATATTGGGTAGAAAAAGAATATCGTGGGTCAACAGCAGGTTATAGATTGCTTGCAAAGTATGTTGAACATTGTGATGAATTAAAAGACAATGGTATTATTGTAAATTATACAATGAGCCAAATGGAAGGTCAAAAACTAGATTACAGTAGATTTGGTTTGAAGCCTATAGAAACAACTTGGAGTATTTGAGATGCCAGTATTTACAGCAGCCGCAGCCGCAGTTGGAAGCTTCTTTGCAGGAATTACAATAAGCAGTGTAGCCGCATTTGCAGTTCGCACATTAGTTACCATTGGCATTAGTAAGTTAGTCGCTAATCGTGCAAATAAAACTGGCGCTGGCGCACAAGACGTTGGAGCACGTGTTCAATTAGGCCCAGCAACAAACAATAAACTATCAGTAAGTTATGGTAGTGCTTTTCTAGCACCTACAGTTACAGACGCTAAAATTACCACTGACCAAAAGACAATGTATTATGTTTTCAGTATTTGTGAAGCAAGTAGTGGAACAATGAGCTTTGGCAAAATCTTTTGGAATGGCAAAGAAGTTACATTAGGTGCTGGCGATTATAGTGGTGTTAACAAAGTTGTAAGTTTAACAACTAACGCAACAACTCCACAAGTAGATACAACTATTGATGGCTATGCTTGGATATATCAATTTAGTAATGGTTCAAGTAGTGGTGTGAATACAGGTGGCACAAGTGCTATTACTATATTATCTGATGCAGGCATTCCAGTAAGTGATAGGTGGACAAGCACAGATGTAATGACTGATACTTGCTTTGTTGTTGTAAAAGTTATCTATAACAAAGATGTACAAGATGCTCAACAAATGCCAAGATTGAGTATGTTACTTACAAACACATTGACTAAACCCGGTGATGTGTTACTTGATTATATGACTGATGTACAATATGGTTGTGCTATTGATGTAGCAAATATTGATACAGCAAGTTTGACTGCACTGAACGCATACAGCGATCAAACAATTACATATATACCAGTAGGTGGCGGTACAACTACACAACCAAGATATCGTATTGATGGGCCAGTCAATACAGGTGATAACTGTTTAAGTAATCTACAACAATTGGTTGATGCGTGTGATAGTTGGCTACAATACAGCGAACTAACTGGACAATGGACTATTGTTATCAACAAACCATATACTGGTGTATTAGGTGATTTGTACAGTGTAGATAGTAGTGTATTGATTGGTGGTATTGATATCAATCCAATTGACTTGAATCAAACATACAATAGTTTAGAAGTTCAGTACCCAAATGCAAACATCAATGACCAAACAGATTACAAAGTAGTTGATTTAACAACAGTTGGCACTGCTTGGTATGACCCAAGTTTACTATCGCCTAATGAACCAGACAATAGATTAGTTGTTCAATATCCACAAATTAACAACTACATTCGTGCAGTTTATTTGGGTGTGCGTAGATTATTGCAGTCACGTGAAGATTTAACTATTGTTTGTAATTTAGATTACAGTGGTATACAAGTTGTTGCTGGTGATGTAGTTCGTGTTACATTAGCAGAATATGGATGGGCAGATAAACTATTCCGTGTAAGTCAAGTACAAGAAACTAAAACAAGCGATGGCTTTTTAGGCGCAAGAATAACTGCGTTTGAATACAATGGTACAATATACAATGATAACGCATTAGATGATTTTATACCAGAAGCAAATACAGGATTGACTGATCCTAATATCTTTGATAGACCATCAACACCTGTTATCACAACTAATACATTAGCAAATAGCGGTGCTGTTACAAGTTTTACAGTTAGTAGCAATGTCCCTGCTACTGGTTCAACATTGTATATGGATTTCAATTATGGTAATAGCAGTAACGTTGCATTACATAAATCTTATACTAGCACTCAATTAGCTGATGGCACTCTATACACAAATGGACAAACAGTAAGTATTGAAATTAATGATTTACCAATTGGTAATTATTATTTTAGTACAACAGCACGTAATGAATTAGCAGGTCGTGCAAGTTTTAGTAGTTCGTTGTTTAACTGGGGTGCTAACTTACAATCTAACAGTGTTACGTTTACTAATTTAAATACTTCATTACTTCGATCACAGATTTTACAGACAGTACAGTTTGTTATTCCTAGCGTATCTACTAATACTGTTTTAATGCCAGTAGATATTACCACAGACTTTAACGTTCCTGTGTATATTGATGGAACCAATGTAAGTGCTGGTTATGAATTTCCTTGGTATCAAGGGACAAGCTCTACTGCGAATGGTTATTTACAAAACAGCACCAGTTCATTTAATCCTGCGCAAGCCTCAGTATTATCAATTGCTAATGGAACAGATAATTGGTGGATTTATATGTTTGTTCAACCTACAGGTGGATTTCAAAACGGATGGACGGTCTCTATTCCTATTGAATCTACATTAGTAGCTGATAGTAATACTAAAATTCAATTAGTTCCTTTTTATGTGTTATCGTCAGCCCCTAGTACGTTAATAGCATATACTTACTTAATGGATACTTTTAATATGGAAGCTGATTTACCTATTAAAGTAGTAAAACAAACTACATATCCCGCTACAAGCGGTATGCTAGGTATGGGATACATTATTAGAAATATGGTTAGTGGAACTAGAGTAACTGGTATCGCAGGCGCATTAAACCTACTGCGAAATAGTTAAAATAAAAACAATAAATAGAATATAAGGAAAACAAAATGAGTTTACTATTAAACGGCGCAAAGACGATTACAATCGCTGGCACAGAGATGAGTTGTATAGAGATATACACAGGAGAGGCTTATACTTTTCCTTTTGCTTTTACAGATAGTGTTGGCAATCCAATCAACACAACTAGTTGGACATTAGGCACAAGTGCAAAATTTTATGTTGCAGATAATATTACATATTCAACTGTAGATACT